AATATGTCGTAAAATAAATTATAGAGTATTTTTTTGATATTCTCATTTGGAGTACTAATATTTAACAAATCTCCCTCTACTGACATTACAGTACTTTCGTCTGCGTAAATATCTAATGCAGAGGCTATGATTGGATCTGTGTCCATGGCTTCATAATCAGTAAATATCTGTAACTTTGAAGAGTGAAAATTTATGGTGTTGTTGTTAGGAGAATACCCGTATTGCCTAGATGTATGTAAACCGGAGAATCTGTCCGCATAACCGACTTTATCTTTAGTACCTGCACCTTGTAGCCTAGAGGTATCAATAACTTTAATCCTATCTTTTCCTATTCTCCTAACAATCACTTGCGTAGAAAATAATCTCTTTAGTTTTGCTTGTATTGAATTATCCATTTTTTTATTTTATAAGCCAAGTTAGACTCTCTGATTCATTGTTTCTAGTTTTCATAGACCAAGAATCATGCATTTTATTAGCGTTACTTGGAGTGTATATAGTTTTTGTTGTGTTATTTAGTAAAGATCTAGAAAAACTTAAACCTAAAGTTTTCATTTTTAACGAAGTGTCCCTAACCCAAAGTCCGATAGCAAAAGACATAACTAGGTCGTCGTTGTATCCATCTCTAGCTTCTGCTTTATGATCTTTCCAAACAAAAGTAAATAATTCCTGTATTAATCTCTTGCTATATACTATTGGAGATTTCTCTCTATAATATGTCTCTAGTTTAGAAATCATTACGGGTCTTGTTTTAGTAGATGTAGTAAATCCCGGAACCATGTTGTCCTTAAGTAAATAGTCTTGATTTATGTTAATATGCACATCAGGGTCTACAAAAGGGTCATTCCTGAAAGTATAATATAGATTTTGATATCCCAAATCTATAATAGTTTGTAGCACTGCCCAACCAACATACGCATTTTCAATAGCAAGTAAAGCTCCATTATATTCAGAAGCTATACTCATTAACAAATGTCCAAATTCGGTGGTGCCAATCATACTCTTAAATTCAGCAACTTGTTCTAACGTCTCTATATTTAAAACATGAAAAGCAGAAAAGTCAGAAGAATCTCCCCTAGATACATCCGCACATACGACGTAAGTACAATCACTTTCCGGATACTTCCATACCCATAAATCCCCAGTCTCACCTCTTTTTTCTATTGGGTCTTTTACGCAATTATTCTCATACCATACTAAAATACTACCATCAACCACAGTATGTCCAGATGTTAAGAAGTCGCCATCACATTCCTGAGCCGCTGCCTTTTCTCCTAATAAAATATCTTGCTCCTTTCGCCACTTCCAATCCCTTTCCGGATGGACAGTCCATGGTAAAAATACGGAAGTAAAATCTCCTCCATTTAAAGATTCCTGCCAAATTCTATGAAACAAATTACCTACTCCATTAGGTGTCGATAGCAATATACAACTACCACCCGTAGCTAATGTAGATTGTGCAGCTGTCCAAATTTCTTCTGAATTAGAAATGTGAGCTGCTTCATCTATAACTAATAAAGACAATGCCTCGGATCTTGCGGAATCAGGACTTGATGATACGGCTTTAACACTAGACCCATTATTTTTAAATCTAAGCATCATTTTATTGTCCTCCAATGTCTCTTGTTTTAGCCATGAAGGTAAAAAATCATGCATTAATCTAATTTTATGAACTAAGTTTTTTGCTACATCTTGCTTGGTCGCAATGATAAGAACTTTGTATCCACTGTTAAATATCATACTATGCAAAATGAATGCAGCTGATAATGTAGATATTCCTAACTGCCTTCCTTTGTTTATGATGATGTACCTTTCCTTGTGCATCTTTTCCAATGTAGTCTCTTGAAATGGGTAGAGACCAAATAATATACGTCCTTTTGTAGGGTGCTCTATTTTGCAGTACTTTTTAGTGAAATAAGTTGAGTCTTTTGCACACTTTTTATACTCCTGAGCTATTGCTAGTTTTACTTTATTTGTTGACATCTATATTTAAATCTTCTTCTTTTATATTATATGTTCCCATAATATCATCTTTCAAATTATTAAAATCTGTCCTAATTTTTTCCAAAAATGATTCTTTATTTTCAATTGACCATTTTTCAATAGATCCATCTGCATGAGAATATCCCATGTTATCAAATGATCTTAATAAAACTTCTACTTCTTTAGATGCTTCTTTTAGAAATGATACTGCATTTTCTTTCTTTTTATCATGAACATAAGTATCAAATTTTCCATTTAGCTTCAATTCCGCTTCATATTTTATTGTACATTCCAAACATCTTCCTGTCTTTTTTCCTAATTTATAATCTGCTTGACCGAAAAGTTTGCTATCACATGTATCTAAGCAATTAGGAAATTTACTTATACTATCTAATTCCTTTAGTATTTCCCTAACACCTTTAGATCTTTTTACTTTATATCCATCTCTTTGTTCCCATTCCGTTACATGACCCATAGGTGAAACGTCTTCCCATATATCTCCTACTTTTCTTATTTCGGAATCCTCCTTCTTTCGATATCCTATAGTTGTTCTATTCTGGGTTTTGTGTTCTCCTATTAGAAGTTTTTTTACTGCTTCTACATTTCTTAGTTTACTCATGATTTTCTCCTTTTTCTAATTTTGTAACTCTTCTAGTTAAATCCTTTATTAAATCATATAATTCCTGTATAGCTTTTAGATTATACACCGAAAGTTTATCATAGTTGACAGCTAGAACTCCTTTTTGTCCTTCTATCTTAAACTCCTTTAATAGACCTGTTTTAAGTCCATCGGTTATATCTTGAGCTATAATACCTACTTCTTTGCCATCTAAATTAGAAGGAATCCTATGAGATGAAGATGTTTTATTTACTTCTAAAATAACACCTTTCATTTCATCTGTATTCCAATTATAATTAACAGGTTTTATGCTATATAGTTGTTCTAATACAGGATCTATTTCTTCTATATCTTTTTTTAGCCTTCTGTCTGAAAAGGCTGCAAAAGGACCTCCTATACCTCTCTCTCCTTTTTGTCCTTTTTGACCCTTTGGGCCGGTAGGGCCCGTTCCTCCTGTACTTCCTGTAGGTCCTGTGGGTCCAATGTCTCCTTGTGGGCCTCTGGCTCCCGTAGGGCCTGTAAGTCCCATGAATCCTTGTGGTCCTGGATTACCAGAAGGTCCCGTAGAGCCTTGATTTCCCTGTGGTCCAGTATTGCCTTTAGGGCCTGGGATAAAACTATTATTTCCGGGTTGGCCTATCTCTCCTTTTTGTCCTTTAGGTCCGTTATTTCCTGTGTTGCCTTGAGGGCCAATTCCACCCTGAGTGCCGGTGCCGGTAGGTCCTTGATTACCCTGTGGTCCCGGCCCACCTGAGGAACCTATCTCTCCTTTTTGTCCTTTAGATCCGTTATTCCCTGTGTTGCCTTGCGGTCCTGGTCCTCCGGGAGTGCCGGTGCCGGTAGGTCCTTGATTACCTTGCGGTCCTGGTCCTCCGGGAGTGCCTGTGCCGGTAGGTCCTTGATTACCTTGCGGTCCCTGTCTCCCCTGAAAACCTTGGAAACCTTGTGTACCTACAGTGCCTTGAATCCCCTGTAGTCCGGTTGGCCCTTGATTACCTTGAAAACCAGTTATACCCTGTGGTCCTTGATTACCCTGCGGTCCTGGTACGCCTGGAGTGCCTGTGCCGGTAGATCCTTGATTTCCCTGTGGTCCCGCTACAGAACTTGGATTACCTGTAATACCTTGGCTTCCCTGTATACCCTGTGGTCCCTGATTACCTTGGAAACCGGTTATACCCTTTGGTCCTTTTTCTCCACCTCCCGCTATGGCTACAAATCCCTTAAAGCATTCTCCAAAAGTTATTTCAATTGTATTTTCATCTATAGAAGCGTAATTTTCAGGTATTACCGATTTACCATCATTAGAGTAAATTGTAAATACAGGATACAAAATTCCTGTACCGTGATTAACGGTAATTACATTACAGCTATCTAAAGAACCTGTGAATACAGTGTTTCCTAGTTCACCTTTAAGTCCCTTATCACCTTCTAAACCAGTAGGTCCCTGATTACCTTGGAAGCCTATTATACCCTGTGGTCCTTGATTGCCTTGCGGTCCCTGTCTCCCCTGAAAACCTTGGAAACCTTGTGTACCTACTGTACCTTGGATTCCCTGTAGACCAGTAGGTCCCTGATTACCTTGAGCTCCGGTAGTACCTTGTAAACCAGTAGGTCCCTGATTACCTTGGAAACCAGTTATACCTTGAGGTCCTTGATTACCCTGTGGTCCCTGATTGCCCTGTGGTCCTTGTCTCCCCTGAAAACCTTGGAAACCTTGTGTACCTACAGTACCTTGAATCCCCTGTAGTCCGGTTGGTCCTTGATTTCCTTGAGCTCCGGTAGTACCTTGTATCCCTTGTGGTCCTTGATTACCCTGATTACCCTGTATACCCTGTGGTCCTTGATTACCTTGGTTTCCCTGTATACCTTGAGGTCCTTGATTACCTTGCGGTCCCTGTATCCCTTGTGGTCCCTGATTACCTTGGAAACCTATTATACCTTGAGGTCCTTGATTACCCTGTGACCCCTGTAGTCCAGTAGGTCCCTGATTGCCTTGGAAACCTATTATACCTTGAGGTCCTTGATTACCCTGTGACCCCTGTAGTCCAGTAGGTCCCTGATTGCCTTGGAAACCTATTATACCTTGTGGTCCTTGATTTCCTTGTGGTCCTTGATTACCTTGGAAACCTATTATACCTTGAGGTCCTTGATTACCCTGTGAC